CCCAATATGCGCCCACGTTTTGCCCGCGTCAATCGAAAAAGAACACTATCGCTATTTTTTTATGATTGACGCTACCGGGGCCGCGTGTATAGTCATCATATGGAAAAACTCAGAACATACCTTTTTGAACACCGCCTGACACAAGGCGAGTTCGCGGCCCGCATCGGGCTAACCCAAGGGGCAATCAGTTCCTTCATGAAACAAAAGACAAAGCCGTCATTGCGCACGGCTCTGGCTATCGACAAGGCAACCGCAGGCGCAGTACCGCCTTCCGCGTGGGAGGAGGAATGACCCCCCAACAAGCGCAGGCCCTGATGTTCGCAGGCATCACGCCGCCCACGTCAGGCACAAAAACAACCTGCCCGCATTGCTCACACGAGCGAAGCAAGCCGCAGGAGCGTTGCCTCAAGGTTTACCCGCATCCGGGGCGCGTCGATTGGATCTGCTTTCACTGCCATTTTGACGGATCGGAGGTGGTGAAAATCATAGGTGCTGCTTAATTGACAAAACTATTGCGCGCCGCTGTGTCGTCACATTGCCGCGCAGGCTATCGCTGACAGGCCTAGCCTAGAGATGTAATAAAGGAAATGTCGGAATGATTAATGAAAACGAAGACGCAATAAAGAAGTCAACTGAAGCGAAATCAGCTTTGGCTTCTGCAATGGCGGTTATAGAAAAGGCAGATGTAGCAACACAGGTTGATCTGATTAACCAATTGCGAGAAATCATTCACCTGCGTAGCCCCTTCAAGGCAGAGCCAGTTGATTTTGTGCGATGGGTTCCGGCGGGTGTTGTACAAGCGAATGACTACAACCCGAACAGCGTTGCGCCGCCAGAGATGGAGCTTTTGCGCACGTCCATTTCCATTGATGGATACACACAGCCGATTGTAGGCAACACCGAAGATGAAAAGATTGTCGTCGTCGACGGTTTTCACCGCCATCGCGTCGGCAAAGAATGCGCGGATATCAACAAGCGCATTCAGAACTTTCTCCCCGTTGTGCAGATCAGGTCGGAACAAGTCGCGCGTGATGACCGCATGGCTTCAACGGTTCGGCATAACAGGGCAAGGGGTAAGCATAAGGTCGAGGCTATGTCTGAAATGGTGATTGAACTTAAGCGCCGTAACTGGTCAGACCAGAAGATATGCAAGGAACTTGGCATGGACATGGACGAGGTTTTGCGCCTTTGCCAGATTAGTGGTCTTTCCGAAATCTTTTCAGGTCAGGATTTCTCAAAATCATGGGAACCCGTTGGCAGCATTGCGCCTGAGGATTTTGAGGATATTTCTGGAAAGGCTTCGGATTATGACGGGGCATCTGTAGAGGTGCGCACCGCTAACACTGATGACGAAAGCCGGATATTTCACACGTTTGAAAAATGGGAATGCCAAGCCGCTGGCTTTTACGAAGGCAAACCGCCTGCCGGGATGACGCCTGACAATTGCAGGGCATTTTATCGGGAACTACTCTCAGACATCCCAGAGTTTGAACGGGTTTTGGCTTTGGTTGTTTCAGAATGGCGTCATTCATGCGAACACTACCTCACAAACTCATCTATGAACAGAATTGCATGGCTTGGACAGGCAGCCCTTTGCTACAAGCACGGCATTCCTTCAGAGTTCAGGGGTGGCTATGGTCTTTTGACTGAGGCGCAACAATTAGCCGCTGACGAGGCCGCGCTACGGGCGTTGAATACATGGCTTTCGGCCAATAATCGGCCACGTCTTTCAATGGCTGAGGCAAACCCTAACCGTCAATCTGACATTTATTGAGGGCTGAAACATGGGTGGGAAACGATACACAGACAAGAACGTTCTAGAGGCCGCGAGGCAGCGGATTTCAGAAACGCTAGACACGGTAGAGCGGGCTTATATTGCCTTTTCTGGTGGAAAAGATAGCAGCGTTATGTTTCACCTTGTCATGGAGGAGGCGACAAAGCGGAATATTAAGGTCGGCGTCATGTACATCGACATGGAGGCGCAATACGCAGACACAATTAAACACGCGAAAGAAATGTTTCACATGTACCGCGACAACATTGATCCGCACTGGATTTGCGTTCCAATGCGACTGCGCAACGCTCTTACGAATTATGAGCCGCAATGGATTGCGTGGGATCCCAGCCGTGAGGCCGACTGGATCAGGCCGAAGCCATTTGGCTGCACTGGTGTTGAAGATTACCCATTCATTCACGATGACATGAGCGACGGTATTGAATTTGAAGAGTTCATCGTGATGTTTGGACAGTGGTATGGGCAAGGAAAAAAGACAGCCGGGTTTATCGGTATCCGCGCCCAAGAAAGCTTGCACCGTTATTGCGCAATCGCGACATGGGAAAAGCGTGATTTAATGCTGAATGGCAGGCGCTGGACTACAAAAATCACAGAGCAAGTGTACAACGTATACCCAATATATGATTGGTTAACGGATGACATTTGGCGGTATCACAGCCATTTCCCAAGCAAGCCGCATAATGTGATTTATGACAAGATGCAGATGGCAGGCGTTCCGCTGTCGGATCAACGCTTGTGCCAGCCTTTTGGCGATGACCAACGAAAAGGCTTGTGGCTTTATCATATTCTTGAGCCGGGAACGTGGTTCAAGCTTGTCGCGCGGGTGAATGGTGTGAATAGCGGTTCTCTTTACATCAACGAGACTGGGAATATCAACGGTTACAACAAGATTACACTTCCTGATGGCCACACATGGGAAAGCTTTACAAACATGCTTCTAAGAACATTGCCGCCTAAAATGCGGGATCACTACGCTGACCGCTTCAAGAAGTTCATTGTTGGGTGGCACCGTCGTGGGTACGACGTTATCCCAGACGAGGCTCCGCCACAACTTGAAGCAAAGCAATGGGCACCATCATGGCGGCGTATGGCAAAAGTTTTGCTGCGGAATGATTATTGGTGCAAAGGGTTGGGCCAAACGCAACCAAAAAGCGCCGCCTGGGTCAGGTTTAAGGAGTTGAAAAAAGTGTCCCGCGCGGCAGGGGAAATATCAGTAAAGCAAGACAGTCTTATATAACAAAAAAGCCCGCCTTAATTGGCGGGCTTACTTCAATATGAAAAGGTGAAAACATGAACGACCCCGTAAACCATCCGGCCTAGCGCCAAAGTCTTTTGACTTCATCCTCCACCATCTTTCGCATATGAACAGGAACGCGCCCTAGCATATTTCGGCGCGTTCCTTTGTCGGGCGCGGCAATGATCTGTTTCGCCGCCTGATAAACCGCAAGCCTTGCCCATGATCTAATCGCTGATGGGCTGTCATCCCAAGACACCCGCCCGAATAGCAGATCGTCAAGCTGTTCACTTGGTTTCTGGATGTTGGGTGATGAACTATACGGCACTGAAACACTGTCGCCAGTATTGCAAAGCATCCCAAGCGGCCACACAGCCAAGCGCCACGCAGGCAAACCCGCCTGCCGCATGTACAGACGCCAAGTATTCAACCTGACCTTCCTGCCACGCGCTTTGAGACCTGTCTTGCCGCTTCATTTCACAAACAAACGAAACCCGCCCCGGAATGATAATATCTGCCGCCCCCGGCGTCATTCCTTCGGCGGCATGTTTGGCAACGCTGGAGAATTGCCCGCGCGTCTTTAGCCCTTCATTGCGCGGGTGAATGGCTATCGCGCCAAGCGTATCAGGATATTCACGGCGCAATCGGTTGAAAAATGAAACTTGCTCAACAGCCTCGGTCGGGCATTTCCCGCGAAAGTCCACATCACCGAAAACCAGTATCCCGCTTGGCAGATCACTCAGCCGCATGTTTTTCCCCTTTACTCGGCTCCACATCTGCGGGGCGATTGTATCCGATCACCTCAAAAAAACCCGTATCCGCGTTTTTGCGGTATGTGACGGTGTGCGGGTATTCGTCGCCGTTGTTTGTTGCACGCTTTAGCATTTCCCATTGTTCAATCCCGCGCGTGTGACTTGCTTCTGGCTGAAACCAGACGACAAATTGCCGATACTGCGTCCGAAACTCAACGCGCATCGTGGCATTACCCGCCCGCGACCACCCGGGTTTCCATTCCATTCCGATCACTTCATCCGTTTGCAGTTTTGTCGGGTCTCTTTTCAGCGCCTTGAAGTCAAGAAATAGATTTTCGTTCGGGTCGATAATCTCGCCTTTGCATTCGCAGCAATACCGCGCGGCAATGTCATTCGCCGCCTCACAATGCGGGCATTCCTTGCTAGTCCAGCGATACCCGCAACGCTCATATTCGCCGCGCGGTCCTGTCTGCACCATGCCCATGCATCGCCGCCCCCAATGCCCGGACAAAGGCCCGTATTCCGTCTGGACCTGCACTCCGTATAGGTCGAGGCAGTATCCCGCCGCGTCTTTCTTGTATTCCAGCAAATCAACCTTGGCGCTGAATAGGTTTTCATTGCCGCAATCAGGGCAAATACACTCCAACCCACCTTCGCCGCCTGCCGCCTTGCCAGCCCGAACAACGGGCGCGAATAAATCACCATCCGGGCAATGATCATCTAGGTTTGTCGTGTAATCCAAGATCAGGCAATCGGCCTTGCCATCGTCAATCCGCAGACCGCGCCCGATGATCTGTTGCAATAGCCCAACGCTTTCCGTTTTGCGTAGCAGCGCGATCACGTCCACATGCGGCGCGTCAAATCCTGTCGTTAGCACCGACACGTTCACTAGGTACTTGATCCGCCGCGCCTTGAACGCTTTTAAAATTCGGTCCCGCTCGGCCTTTGGGGTTTCACCCGTCACAATGGCGGACAATTCAGGCGGCAAGCTGGCAAGCACCTCGTTGGCGTGTTGCACTGTCGCGGCAAAGAACATCACGCCTTGGCGGTCGCGCGACTGTGCCACCACATCCGCAACGATTGCCGCAGTCTTGCGCCCATGCCCATGATAAGCCTGATCCACGGCCTCGGCGTCAAACTTGCCCATAGCATTCGCAACTAGACCGCCCGTGTCATAGCCTGTCGCGCCCGTTTCACCGATCACAGGCGGCGTGAGGTAGCCAAGCCCAATCAATTCCCGCGCCTGCACCTTGTAGACGGATTTCACAAAATACGGATCGCGGGCCGTGTCATCGCCGTTTATTGATCCGTCCGGGTGCATCCGAAAGATATAGCCAGACCCCAAGCGATACGGCGTTGCGGTCATGCCGCAAACCCTCAAGTTAGGGTTTGCCTCTTTCATGGTGTTGATTATCCCGACCAGCGTAGGCGTTAGGCCGTGGCATTCATCAACAATCACAAGCCCGTATTCCGCCCCAAATCGGCTGATCCTGTTTTTCACTGTTAGCGGCGATCCGAAAACAACAGGGTGACGCAATTCCTTGCCCCCGGCGCTGGCCGAAAACATTGACGCCGGGTTTCCTGTCGCAAGGTATTTTTCGCGGTTTTGCACTACCAACTCGGCGGACGGAGCCAAACAAAGCACCCGCTTGCCCGTGCTGGCATGGATCAAGCGCGCAAGTTCCGCAATCATTAGCGACTTGCCCGCGCCCGTTGCCGCCTCGATGCAGAACGGCGACACACTACCCCGCATGAAAGACCACGCCGCATCAACGGCAGATTGCTGATATGGTCTTAATTGCATCATTTCACCCACCAATAGCTTGACGGTTTCCCGCGCCATTTCTCCAGATCGGCATCAGGCAACAATTCCTTGATTGCCTTTGCATAGCTGATCGACCCGGCGCGCTCTGTTTTCGTCAAGTTGCGCCCCGCGAATACCGCGTTTTTATCGCCAGAAATCCGCACCATATCCGCAATTAATTCAGCCTTGCGCGCCGTGGCGTTTTCAATAGCCTCGCAAATCTGGTCATATTCCGCCATGATCCGATGCGCCTCCGGCGTGTCAATCTCATGCCGCTTCGGCGCAAGATGATCCTCTGGCGTTTCTCGCTCTGCCAAGTATTCCGCATAGAATTGGCGCAGTTTCGGCAGGCATTCACCGCGCCAATCTTGATCCGGCAAAACACATTCCAGCTTTGTTGCAACGGGCGACCACTGGAAAAAATGCCAAAACTTGCGGCCTGTCACCCATAGCGAAAATTGCACCTGGTCATAATAATGCGGTTGCTCTTTCAGCGTCTTAAATTGCGGGTTTTCATCCTTGCGCAGGCCAAACGGACATTTAACCTCAAGCCCGCCGTTTTCACCGTCAATAAACCCGTCCGGGCTGCACCCGGCCCAATCTTCTGCCGTGATAAACCCAACGGCCTCAACCTTGTTTGCCGTTTCCATTGTATACTCAACAACGGCCCCAGCCTCGTTATTCGTGCCGTATTCGGTCGCGATGTTGCCTGTAAACTCGATTTCAGCGCCGTGCCATTCCCGCACCATTCGGCGCATCACATCGGCGCGGGTTGCATATGGCGCATTCCCAAGGATCGCCCCGACACTGGACGCCGTGATCCGACCTGACCGCGCTTTGAACCATTCCTCTGACCGTTGTTCCATGTTATTTCGCAATCATTTTAATGGTGATTGAAGACAATGCGTGGGATACTTCAAACCGTTTATGGTTGCTCCAGAAATGCATAGCTTTTGCTTTGTAAATGCAATCCACTCTGTGCGCCCCGTCTATTGAAATATCATCTGATGATTGCGTAATCACCTCAACAGGCTTCATGTCATTGCATCCGATAATAGTCATGCAACCCCAGCCGCTATCGTGTTTTGCATTTGATGGAAAAACAATAAGGCTAGAATATATTGTTGTTTCACTCCATTTCCTATGCGGCAGAGATATGAGTTGAGTTCTGGAATATTGTTCCATGTTGATCCTCGTGCTAGAGTTATATTGTTGCCCGCGCCGTGGCTCTGAATATCTCAGGCTAATCGGCTCCAACCTTCAACGGCGCGGGCATCTAGTTATTCCCTGCATGAAGTCTGTGATGGTGCAGGGGGCAAAGCCATTTAACTTCAAACGGATTTGAGTAATCTTCATGATGCGCATGTGTCTTTTTGTTTCCGCAAACTTCACACGGCATCCTGACTATCTTCTTGTCTCTGATTGCGTTTCCTATTGCGGTGTGTGCTTTGTAGCCTTCTGGATTTTCCAGCCTCCATTTCTTAGAAACCATTGCAACATGCGCACGACGTTCAGGGGTTTTTGATCTTTTCCTGTCATATTCACGCACACTTTCATTATAGAACCTATGCTGACGGGCATCCTCTTTTGTGCAATCCTTGCACTTTCCTAAATGCCCGTCAGCCATTCCTTTGTGTTTGTAAAAATCGCCAATCGGCTTTGTTTTTTTACATTTGAAGCACATTTTCATCCCGACCTCCTGTGGTGAACCTAATCACCTTAGCAGGAAGTCGGGTTAATCAAAAGGGATATCATCGTCCAGATCGCGGGACGATCCGCCGCCGCCACTGTATCCGCTTGGCTGCGATTTCTTCGGCGGCGGCGCGTCTTTCACGTCGATCCCCTTGGACTTCGGAGCAACAGCCGACACCCAATTACCGGCGATCTTGTCACCCGTGTTGCGGTCGGTCAAATCCCACGTCATCAGCGTGATAATCATGGGCTTGTTGCACAGGTGCAGCGTCAAGCTGTCATCGGTCGGCTTTCCGCTTTGCGCCCCAAGCTTACCCCCGGCGTTTGCATCAATCGCCCCCAGCATCCGCTTGGCCTTGTCGCGCTTGGCAATCGCCTTGCTTTCATCCTTGGCGTTGGGGTCCAGATCAGAAACCCAAAGCTTGTGGAACACCTTGCGGTTTTTGTATTCGTCCGGGCTGATAACGCTCCATCGCAGCGATACAAACTCGGCCCCGGTAAACGGCCCGCCTTGCGGATCGCCCATTTCCTTCGCCCGCGACCATTTGGCCTCGTCAATCA